TCCGATCTCTCCATATTTTCCCCGGAGGGATATTTGGAAAGCCAATTGGGGACTAGGTTCTAGGGCTCACAGGAAGTTTTTGTGTGCTCCTTTCTTCCTGCTGGTCTCGCTCACAACGGGCCCTAGAATCTAGCCCTCAATTGGCCCCAAACGCCCTCTATCTAAGGAGCAACTATGGGTAAAAGGGCCGCAACACCCTCTAAACCAGCTCGAACTGTAGAGCAACGCGAAGCGCAAATGATCAATCTGGCGCTTGAGCTTGCTGAGAAGCAGCTTCGGGAGGGTACAGCACCGGCAACCACGGTGAACCACTACCTCAAGCTCGCCTCCACAAGAGAACAGCTGGAGGTAGAGAAGCTGAGGAACGAAACAGCACTCCTCGAGGCGAAGAAGACTGCGCTCGTCAGCGCGGAGCAAGCCGAGAAGATTGCCAAAGAAGCCATCGAAGCCTTCCGTACATACTCTGGAGCGGGAGATGTTACGAACGTATACTGAACTGGCGCGCCTCGAGACCTTTGAGGAGCGGTTTGACTACCTGGCTCTCACCGGGCAAGTCGGTACGGCCACGTTTGGCTTCGATCGTTACCTGAACCAACGATTCTACACCTCAACGGAGTGGAAGAAGGTCAGGAACTTTGTTCTGGCTCGAGATGAAGCCTGTGACCTCGGGATCGAGGGACTTGACATCAGATACATGCCGCTAATCCACCACATGAATCCGATCCAGCCCAGAGATCTTGAGGAATTCAATCCAGACATCCTCGAGCCAGAGTTTCTCATTACCACAACCAAGAATACCCACAACGCGATACACTTCGGAGACCGATCGAGGTTGACACCACGAGTTGTTGAGCGTCGACCGAATGATCAAGCTCCCTGGAGGATCTAATGGGAACCATTCTTGAAGATACTAAGAAGGCAATCGGCATCATGCCGGGATATGATGCCTTCGACGACCAGATCCTCATGCACATCAACACTGCACGGATGGATCTCGCACAATTGGGGCCAAAATGCGATACCCCGATTGAGAAGGATACTGCTTGGACCGTCTTTGATTCAATCGACGATGAAGCAGCAATCAAGTCTTACATCGCCATGAAGGTTAAGCTGTTCTTCGACCCACCGGGGAACTCCTTCTTGGTTCAGGCTTACCAGAAGCTGATCGAGGAGGCAGCATGGCGACTGATCTATCAGACCGAGGGGAAGCAGAGGTAGAAGACCTCGTTCACCATGGTGTAAAAGGCCAGAAATGGGGCGTCATCCGCAAGAAGGCTAGCGCTGGTCGGAAGGCCACCATCAAGGCCATCCAGAAGAGTGGGCGATTCACCGCCAACGCCACCAAGACGACTATCAAGACTGCTCGAACTGGGGCAGCTAAGGTACAGAAGGCTAAGCAGGCCCATGACCAGCGAGTCGCCGGAAAGAAACAGGCTAAGGCAGACGCCAAGGCCCGAAAGAAGTTCGCAAACCGCGGATATAAGAAGATCAGCGACACCGAACTCCAGTCTCGAATTAAGCGGCTGGAGCAAGAGAAACGCTATCGGGAGCTCAAGGCCGATCGCCACCTGGTTCGAGGTCGTGAAGTCACTCGATCGATCCTCGAGAACTCTCTGACGAAGGCTGGGACCTATGCTGGGACCAAGCTGATGAAGTCTGCATTCGATAATGCCTTCGACGCTGGGAAGGGCGGTAAATCCACGGCCGAGACCCTTAAGAAGGCGGCTGAGAAGGCCAAGGAAGCCGCTGAGGCTGCCTCCGTTGTCGCGGAAGAGGCTAAGGCTGAGTATCGGTCGACTGGTGGACCTACTAAGGTAAAGGGTCCGGCTCTTCCAAAGAGTAAGACTCCGAAGCAGATCGAGAAGCCGAAGTCGTACAAGCAGACTAAGCCCTCCCCCAAGAAGAAGCGCTACCCGCGCAACCCTGGGAGCACAGCTAAGTAATGCTCTCGAACACCGCAGTACCAAAATACTACGGGCAGTTTCGAGATGCAGTCGTCCGAGGAGAGATTCCGGTATGCGAAGAAATCTCATGTGAGATGAATCGCATCGATGCTCTCATCGCAAACCCGGAATACTACTATGACGACAAGGCTGTAGAGGGCTTTATCGCTTACTGCGAGAATGAGCTCACGCTGTCCGACGGAGCCGACCTCCACTTGCTCGACAGCTTCAAGCTCTGGGCCGAACAGCTCCTTGGCTGGTACTACTTCGAGGATCGCCAGGTCTTCGTCCCATATGAGGACGGAGTCGGCGGTCGATACGAGACCAAAACAGTAAAGAAGCGCCTAACGATTAAGCAGTATCTGATCGTTGCTCGTGGAGCAGCGAAGTCGATGTACATGTCACTCATCCAGAACTACTTCATGGTGATTGACACTACGACGACACATCAGATTGCTACGGCTCCGACCATGAAGCAGGCTGAAGAGGTGATGGGTCCATTCCGGACCGCAATCACCCGTGCCCGAGGTCCGCTGTATAAGTTCCTGACTGAGGGATCCATTCAAAATACAACTGGTGCGAGGGCTAACCGCCAGAAGCTGGTTGCTACGAAGAAGGGTGTGGAGAACTTCCTCACCGGATCCCTTCTCGAGGTTCGACCTATGTCTATCGACAAGCTGCAGGGTCTTCGACCCAAGGTTTGTACAGTAGATGAGTGGCTTTCCGGCGACATCCGAGAGGACGTGGTCGGTGCACTTGAACAGGGTGCCTCGAAGATCGATGACCCGGTCATTCTGGCCGTATCATCCGAGGGAACCATCCGCAATGCGGTGGGTGACACCATGAAGATGGAGTTGCTCAAAATCCTGAAGGGCGAATACATCGCCCCTCACATCTCAATCTTCTACTACCGCCTTGACGACATCAAGGAAGTAGCAGATCCTGCTATGTGGGTGAAAGCCCAGCCGAACATTGGCATCACTGTCTCTTATGATCGGTATCAGCAGGACGTCGAGCGAATGGAACAAGCCCCTGCTGCTCGAAACGACATCCTCGCCAAGAGGTTCGGGATCCCCATGGAGGGATACACGTACTTCTTCACATATGAGGAGACGATCCCGCACAGGAAGAACACCTTCTGGAACATGCAGTGTGCCATGGGCGCCGACCTGTCCCAGGGTGATGACTTCTGTGCCTTCACCTTCCTATTCCCGCTTAGGAATCAGGCTTTCGGCGTAAAGACGTTGGCATATATCTCTGAGCTGACGCTCATGAAGTTGCCGGGCGCCCTACGCCAGAAGTATGATGAGTTCATCCAAGAGGGAAGCCTCCGAGTTATGGAGGGCACCGTCCTGGACATGATGGAGGTCTATGAAGATCTGGACCTCTACATCGACGAACAGAAGTACGACGTCTCGGCGTTTGGGTTCGACCCGTACAATGCCAAGGAGTTCGTAACTCGATGGGAACAGGAGAACGGACCGTACGGTATTGAGAAGGTCATTCAGGGAGCCCGGACAGAATCAGTACCCCTCGGGGAGCTGAAGAAGCTGGCCTCGGAGCGCCTTCTCATCTTCGACCAGGAACTCATGTCCTTCACCATGGGGAACTGCGTGACTCTCGAGGATACCAACGGAAACCGGAAGCTACTGAAGAAGCGCTCGGAAGAGAAGATCGACTCAGTAGCTGCTCTGATGGATGCCTTCGTGGCATACAAGATCAACAAGGAGGCATTCGAATGAGCGAGGAGGTGAAATGGGTCTTAGTGATCGACTAGCTCACGCATGGAATGCGTTTTCAAAATCCCCGGACAAGAAGAACTTCACACCGGAGTATGGTTCATGGACATTCGGTAATCCAAACCTGAATTACCGACCTGTCGTCGGCGACCAGACAATCGTCACGAGCATCTATAACCAGATTGCTATTGACGTATCGAATGTTCCAATTCGACATGTCAAGACTGACGATAACGGCAACCTCAAGAGCTACTACCGTAGCTACCTTGATGACTGCCTGTCTCTGAGCGCCAACATTGACCAGACCGGTCAGGGATTCTTCCAGGATTTGGTACTCACGCTCTTCGAGGAAGGCGCTGTAGCGATCGTTCCAGTAGACACAGATGTCAGCCCAGACTTGACTCAGGGCTACGACATCAAGTCTATGCGAGTCGGCACAATCCTGAACTGGTATCCTCGCCACGTTCGAGTCGAGGTCTACAACGACCAGACTGGACAGCGAGAACAGCTGACTCTTGAGAAGGAGTTTGTTGCGGTCGTACAGAATCCTCTGTACAGTGTGATGAATGCTCCGAACTCTACGCTGCAGCGACTGACTCAGAAGCTCCACCTGTTGGATGCCATCGATAAGCAGTCCGGATCTGGTAAGCTGGACATCATCATTCAGCTTCCGTACGTCGTCAAGACAGAGCTGAAGAAGCAGCAGGCCGAGGCACGGCGAAAGGCAATTGAGGAACAGCTCGCAGGGTCTCAGTATGGTATCGCCTACACCGACGGTGCCGAGCGAATCACTCAGCTGAACCGACCTTCCGAGAACAACCTCATGAGTCAGATTCAGTGGCTCACCACCCAGCTGTACAACCAGCTCGGAATGACTGAGGATGTCTTCACCGGCAAGGCTGATGCTCGACAGATGCTGAACTACCAGAACCGAACGGTTCGTCCAGTTCTGAAGGCGATCACGGATGCCATCACCAGGACTTTCCTCACCAAGACTGCCCGAACGCAGCGTCAGCGGATCATGGCGATCGAGGATCCATTCCTCAACGTCCCGCTGGAGGAGATGTCCAAGCTGGTCGACTCCGTCAAGCGCAACGAGATTGGTACCGCTAATGAGCTTCGACCGAAGTTCGGATGGGCCCAGTCTGAAGACGAGACGGCAAACCAGTTGGTGAACTCCAACATCAATCCGATGGGCGAGGAACAGCCGCCTGGCGAAGAGCCGGTCGACGACGTCCCTGCATCGGAGGTACCAATTT